CTCAAGTTCATCCTCTCTCTGTTTTCTTCTTTCATTTTCTATTCTACGATTTTGTAAGATTGTTTGCCTTTGAAATATTTCTCGTTTAACTTTTGTTCTATTGAGTAGAATAGTCTGTAACTTTCTAATCGTTTTTGTTGAACCTGTTGGAACTTTTGATTGAAGTGGTGATGAGATTGCCATATTATATCACCACATTATAATTCAGTTGAGAGTAAAGAACATAAAAATTATCAGGATTAGAAGAACTAATCAAAGGAGTATCGGTTCCATTCGTTGGTGCCTGTGAAATAGAAGATTGTTGATTGTTACTTTGACCCGATGACATCATTACCACATTCGGTGCCGGTTCAGTAAGTTCTCCTACATTTTGAGTGGGTTTAGGAAGTGGTTGAACCTGTGCTGATGGTAGTGGTACTGCTTGGACTGTAGGTGGTTTTTCGACCAACTTCATTTCAGTCCAATCCTTGTCTGTTGATTTTGCCCATTCCTTTGCCTGCTGTTGCTGTTCATAAGTCATATTATTCCAGGCAGACTCAATTCTTCCTCTTGCCATAGAGTTATCTTTATATTTCCAAGCCATCTCAAAGTTTTTCACCATTTCGGGACTTGGTGGAGGAATTGCCGGTGTTTGTGGTTGAGATATTGGTGCTGCCTCTGATATTGGTTGAGACAACATAGAGTTTTGTGGTTGCACTGCTGCCGGTGCTGCCGCTGGTTCTTCTATTGGTCCTACTATTGTTGGTGGTGGTGTTTCTGGTTTTGGTGCTGGTTTTGGATTTCCTGCCTTAGGAGTTGTTGGTAAGACTTTTGCCGCTGGTGTTGTTGGTGGTTTTTCTGGTTCATTTGGATTTTTACCAAAAATATTACCACCAAACATTTCTCTAATTGAATCTAGACCATATGCAAGACCAAAAGGAATTTTGAGTGCTCCGGGAGCAAGTAAAGCACCAGCGGCAAGAGCAGAGTCTGTATATTGCCCGGATGCAGCATCCATAACACCACCAACAGCAGTAAGTGCTTTTCCAGCAAAATTGGCAACTGCACCCACACCTCTTGCAATTGGATTTCCTGATGCTGGAGGTTTTACACCAGGTCCAGCAGGAGGTTTTGGACCACCAGGTTTTGGACCACCAAAAAGACCTCCCACTAATGGAGCAGCTTGAAGAGCACTTCTTAAAAGTTTTAGAGGAGCTTTGGCAAGTTTAAGTAAAATTGAACCTATTTTTCCAGTAATACCAGTAATAGTTTTGATTACCAAATCAAATCCTATTTTGATTGCACCAATAGCAGCTACGCCAAATCCAATATGTTTAAGAACATTATCTTTAATTTCTTCTAATTTGTTTTTATTTCCTTCTGATGCTGCCTTAAGTGCTTCTATTCCTTGATTAGTCAACCATCCGGCAAATAATGCAGTTAGAGCCTCTCCTATTCTTCCAAATATATTACCAACTTTCTGCTGCAGAGCCTGAACAGGTTTTGCCAGAGCATTTGTAATTTTTTGTTCTAGTTGAGATTCTTTCCCCAGTCTAATATTTGTTTCGGCAAGTTTTCTTTCACTTTCTGCTTCTGCCGATGCCTGTTGCTTCTCTACGGCACTATCTTGCTGTATTAGATTAGAAACATTTCCAAGACCATTATTTAGAGTTGTGGTTTCTGCTCGTAAGGCATCTACTGTACCTCTAAGAGCAGAAATCTCTTGAGTTTGTTGAACATTTTGGACAGTTTGAACCTCCAAATTTCTTTCAACATTAACTAAACTTGCCTGAGGTTGCACGGCAAGAGCACCACCTCTTCCTCCACCTCCACCAGGAATACCACCACCTCCACCGGCACCACCACTTATGACAGAACGAGAAACTGTTCTTGCCACAACATCTATAGTGGGTCCAATTGGAGATGATAGACTAGCCATTCTGCTGGTTCTTTAGATTTTGCTCTTCAATATATTGAGAAAGAAGAGTAATATAAACTTCTTTTTCCCAAGGTAACATATTTTCTAACTCCGTTAATGAATATTTATGATGCTGCATTAACTGAAATGTAGTCTTATAGTATGACTCCAACGAAGTATGAGCCATTCCTAGGCGAAAAAAGATGTTAATCCCTCCAGTATGACCTCACTTTCCACATCAGTATTTGGATTTTTCAATTTAATAGTATAAGAAAGTTTAGGCATCGTCTCAAAAAACTTCTCAATTTCCTTAAACTGATTAGTAGTAAGTTGTTCCAAAAACTCATTTAGTTCTTTTTTAGTCGTATCAGAAGCATTCCAAGATTCTTCTTCACTATAAATCTGCTCTACACAGGCAGAAATCATCTCAAAAGTATCATCTACACTCACAGATTCATTATTATTAAAGTTGTTCTTAATGAACTCCTGCATAGATGGATATTTCATACGAAGAGTTAGAACATCATCAAGTTTAATATCCTTTGAATGATTTTCATCTACATTTACTTTAATTTCATCCAGATTGATTGAAACTGGAACTTGTGTGGTTCCATCATCGGGGCAGGTAATTAAAACATCCACCGACTCTCCAACTGACTTTCCACGGACATTCAAGAACAAATATTCAATATCAAAAGTTGATAGTTGCTCTACCTTGATTCCTTTCGTAATAATACAATTTGAAATTACGGTTTTTACCGCTTCTGCAATTTGTTTTGTATCCTCACTTTCCATCGCAATAATTAAAATCTTTTCTTCTTTAACCAGAAAAGGTCTATACTTAATATTCTTTTTTAATGATGGAACTTCCAACTCATATGTTGGCACCGCAATTTTTGGTAATGGCATAATACTTGAATAAAAACTTCATTAAGGATATTTAGGTCAATTATTTAAAATCGTAGGAAACACACTTCCTTGATTTGGAATTGTACCTCTTACTCCACTTTCACCAAGAGATTGTCCAGTTCTATAAACAACTCTTTGATTATTGCTTTGATTATTGCTTTGATTATTATTATTGATTTGATTATTGATTTGATTATTATTATTGCCAATAATTTCATTCAAACTTAATGATTTACCTGCAATATAACGATCATACTCAAAAGTCACCGACATCTTAAGAATATCTGATGAACTATAACTTACTGGAATTGATGACATTGCCGATGGAAATAGTCCAATAAAAGTATATTCTATTTCTCTATTATAATCTCTATCAAACTTTGTGATTGTAGTTCTATCAGATTTATAATATTCTGGATATTGCATTCTAGAGATATAATCCTTACGATTCTGCCCTATTGGAGCAAGACTACTTCCAATTGGATTATTGGAACCACTTGCAATAAACTCCATCCAACTTTCCATAAATTTAAGAGCATTATAATTTTTATCTACATAAAATTCTAGACTGATTGGAATATATTGTCTGGTGTGTGCAAACTTCTCCGTTATACCCATAAAGTTCCCACTAACATTAGCAGTTGCCAAAGAAGTAGTTGGAAGAGATGCCGAAAAACAAAGTAATCCAGCATCTTCGGCAATAAATCTTTGACTAATTCCTTTACGAAAAAGATATGCCATTAGTGGTCCCCCAAGAGGTCCTACACCACCAAATCTTACTTCATAATGAGAAGTCTGTGCAAGATTCGTGAAGAGTGGTTTAAAGTCGGATATTCTGCGGATACTAGGCACTCTAAATACCTTTATGAGTCTTATTAGTATAAGTATTTAGATGTCTTATAAGGGAAAATTTAAACCATCATTTCCAGAAAAATATGTTGGCGACCCTACTAATATTATATACAGGTCTCTATGGGAATTGAAGTTTCTGAAATATTGTGATACGAATGTAAATATTTTGGAGTATGCCTCCGAAGAACTTGCCATCCCCTATCGTTCTCCGGTAGATGGTCGTATTCATAGATATTTTCCTGATGCTTATATAAAAGTCAAAGAACCCGATGGAAGTATTAAGAAATATTTGATTGAGATTAAACCTCATAAACAAACGATGCCACCACCCAAACCAAAAAGGCAGACCAAAGGATATATCTATGAGGCATATGAGTATGCTAAGAATCAATCAAAATGGGAGGCAGCAAGGGAATATTGTAAGGACAGAGGATGGATTTTTAAGGTAATTACAGAATACGAATTAGGTATTGCCAAAAAATGAACCGCATCAAACCCCTACTTAAAAAATTATACGGAACAGAAGATGCGGATGATTTGATGTTGGAAATACTTGATGTACTAAAAGAAACTACTAGTTCTCCAGAGGTAGGTAAATTTTACACTTTTGTTTATAGACCAAAGACTCCTCGTGTAAGGTATGATGCTCATCCTTTGGTTGCCGTTACAAATGTTTATTCCTGGGGGTTTAGTGGCATTAACTACCACTGGGAAAAACGGCGTCAATATACCCTTGAAGAAGTGATTGGACCTCTACATATTGTGGATAAAAATGAAGTCGGTGATTTGAGAAGAATACCTTTCGGACAAATCAAGATAAATAACTAAAAACTATAAATGGCTTTTTCAACTCCAATATCATCAGCCACTCAGAATGCCATTATTGGTGGATATAAAGCAGCGGCAAATAGAGCACCATCATCAAAAATATTTCGCTATCCATTAAAGAATATTGATAAGTCCGATGATTATCTGCAGATTGAATCTTATGAGTATCTTCCACCGGGATTGAGTCTTGGTGAGACGAATTTTGCACAAAGAAGTTCTGATGATGTTGTTGCGGAAGGTGGGTATGGAGCAAAAAACATCAAAGGAACCGTAATATTACCAATTCCAGAAGGTATTCAGGATAGTAATAGTGCAGGTTGGGGTCCTGGTGATATGGGACCCCTACAAACTGCGATACTGGGGGCAGGAAAAGAAATAATTGAGGGCGGAAACTTTTTTAAGAGTACAGTAGGTGCAGTTAGCAATCTAATTGGTAAAGCTAGTGGGGCATCACAAACGGCGATTGGGCAAGATACAGTACAAGCATTTTTTGCTAGTCAGGCAGCAAAGGCACTACTTGGAGGTTCAGACTTCAATCAAAATCTTTCCAGAGCAACCGGAGCAGTTTTTAACTCAAATACGGAACTTCTTTTTAGTGGAGTAACACTAAGAAGTGGATTTTCATTTTCATTTGATTTAGTTCCTCGTTCTAAAAAAGAATCGGATGAAATCAAAGATATTATCAGATTCTTTAAGTCTGAATCTGCGGCACAAAAAGGAGCAGCAAGTGATGGTGCTGCCGGATTATTCCTCAAATCTCCAAGTGTGTTTAGACTTCGGTATATGAGTGGTGGAAAACCGCATCCATTCTTGAATCAATTTAAGATATGTGCCTTGAATGCTATGTCAGTCAATTATACTGCTTCAGGAACATATGCCACATATTCTGATGCCACACCGGTTCATATGAATATGACTCTAACATTCCAAGAACTCACGCCAATCTATCGTGAGGATTATATTGAAGCAGGGTCACCAACCGGTGATTATAAGTCCACTATAAAAGGAACAGGATTCTAATGTCTTACTTCAGAGAACTTCCAAACTTAGAATACCAGTCATTCTTATCCAGTAGTAAAGGTTCCG